TAATGCAATTTGCTCTTTCTGCTGTTTAATCAACTTCTCATAGGTATCAGCTGTTTTCTCTTCCTCGGTCTTAGAGCCTTTGTGCGGTTTACTTTTCCGCAATGCCTCAAGTTTTCTTTCTGCCTCAACGGCAAGATTGATATATTTTTCATACTGCCCAGAGGGAAGATTAAGATCATCGGCCTCAAACGTTGCCTGTTGTCTCGCTTTTTCCAATCCCTGCAATCCTGCCAATATGTTCTGACGCTGCGCCTTATCCATGGCCTCTTGTTGCTTTTGTGTCAAACCCTTTGATGCACCAGAAGTACCTGACTGATTGCTTTTTTGATTTAAGGAGTCAATAAATTGTAAGGTTGTAGCCATTGCGTTTACATTGGCAATAGCAAGGTTCGTAGTATCAGATAGGTTTTTCTGATACTTGGCAAAAGCAGCATCAGAGGCAGAAACCTTACCGTTCAATTCCCCCTGAAGCTTTGCTTGGTTATCTGTAGCATTATTTAATTTATCAGTAGACTCAGAGACGTCTCGAGAAATTTTATCGTATTCTCTTTGTGCTTCGTTTAGCCTCTCCTGTGCATTAGAAATGATAGCAATAGGAGCTTCAGAGTCTTTTAATCCGTCAAGTTGCTTACGATATTCGGAGACTGCTTCTGCTGCTTCTCGTTGAGAAGCAGCCTGCTCATTTAGTTTATCCCTAAGAGCATCAATAGAAGATCCAGCATCAGCTATAGCCCCTTTAAGTTGCAGTTGGCTCATCTCCCGAGATTTAGCGACAACCTCATCAAGGGTGCCTGCGTACTGTATCGCTGATTCTTTAGCCTGTTCTTGTTTTTGGTACATCATGTACCACGCCCCGGCGCCCAGCATCAGCGCTCCCGGAATACCACCGACAAGCGACAATAGCCCTGCAGCACCAGAACTAACCAGAGACATAGCAGACGTTGCTTTATTTAAAGCTAATTGAGAGGCGGATACTGCTCGATTGGATTGTGCTAGCGTTGCGTTTGCGGCAATCAACGCGCTGCGCTTGGCGGTTGCATTCTGTGTGGCCAGCGCCTCTGCGTTAGTGTTTTTGGCCAGCTCAAGCTCTGTTGTTGCTAACTGGTGCGCGCGTTCGGCAGCAATTGCGTCTGCCGCTGCTTTACGTTGCGACTGAATCGCCGCATCTGCGCGTGCGGCCGATAAGGCAATCTCATTCTTGCGAGCGTCAATCAACTGCGCTGTCTGAGTTCCAATGTTTCCGAGCATTCCACCGACAAAACGAGCCCCGCCAATGGCAGCTAATGCGCCAGCAGCAGCGGCAACGGTATTCATGTTTTCAGCAACACTATCCAGCGTACCTGCCAGCATTGCCGACGCGCCAGAAGCTTGGTTAGCACCACCAACCCACGCCATAAAGGAGTTTTGAACCTTCTGGGCTGAACCGCTAACTGTCGCAGGAAGGGTATCAAACTCTTTACGAAGCTGTTCAACGTTCGTTAGTAGAGGAACTATGCGGTCAGTGGTCAGCTTTCCGGCTGCTGCCATGTTACGCAGCTCACCAACGGTAGTTCCCATGCCGTTAGCCAGCAGTTTTGCCAGACGGCCTCCGTTCTCCATGATGGCGTTAAACTCTTCGCCACGTAAAACCCCCGAACCTAGTGCTTGACTAAGTTGAGTGATAACAGAACTGGCCTCTTCTGTACTTGCCCCAGAAAGCTTAAGTGAGGTTGCCACTGTCTCGGTTACGGCAGCGACGTCTTTTGATGCATAACCCGCATCACGTAATGAGGCGGCAATACGGCTGTATAAGGTGGTATTTGCTTCTATAGAAGTACCAGTGCGCTGACTTATTCCCATCAGCGTACTTTGAGCAATGGCGAAATCTTCACTTGAGATTGACGCCAAACGAAGACGGCCGCTTAGTTGACTCCAGGTGTCTGCGTACTGGATTAGCTGATGAGTAGCAAAGGCACCAGCAAAAGCCCCCGCCATGCTAGCCGCACTTGACTTGACAGATGCCAGCTCCGCATTTAGCTCCTTAAGAGCCCTTTGCGTTTGCTTTGTTGCTGCAGATGCTCGCCTCCCACCTTGATCCATCGTCTTGTAATAATCAGAGCCCATTCGAGATGCACGAGCTATTTCAGACTGGAAGGAACTAGAATTTGCCGAAACCTTAATAATTAACTCACGTAGAGTTGCCATGTATCACCTATTAAAAAACCGCCTAAGCGCTGATTTGTTAGGATATTTCAGCGCTAAGCGGGCTACTTTATTTACACGCCTCCTTCCCAACATAGAATGCTATTGAGTTCTCAACGATTTCATACATGCTTGGATCGGAGGTTGAATTTTCCATTTGTGTTAATGAATCACCAGTTCCTAAGTATTTTGTTTTATTTCCTGCGCAGTCATAAATGCGCTTAGAATAAGTAATACCGGAACTGCCATCGCGCCTTGTTGTAATTACCCTATAAGCACCATCTGAACTTTTATTTAAAACTGTATATTTAGCCTTAGCGTCTGATGGTACATATAACGGAACTCCGTCATCATTTTGCTCTGGCTTAACCATGAGATACTCTTGGCTAAAAACCTCACTTTTTTCACTTTTAACAAAAGGATTTATCGAGTTAAGATAGATTAAGAATATTGCGCACCATAAAGACATTATGATGCAGGTTGGCATCGCTCCAATCTTATCGCTAAAGTTAATAATAATAAGAGCTAAGCCACATAAAATAACAAGACTCAATGGTTCTCTAAATGCTAAAACAAACGAAACAACAAAGAATATTAGGGTTAAAATAGCAAATATCTTTTTCAATCTCATTCCTCCATTAATAAAACGGTGGAATGGTAGCATTTGTTGGTGATCGGGTCATCTCAGTCACAGCTAGCAAGGCGTTAGCCTTTGGCTGGAATAATATTACCCAGCCAGTTTTTCCAGAAAATCTTCGAGTCCAGATCCACCATCATCCTCTTCTGGCTGTGGCCCCCAGCGAAGCAACATATCATCCAGAGTTGCTTTACCGCCCTGTGAGCGATAAACCGATGAGGCAACTAGCGCAGCCTGTATATCACCGCGCTTATCACCAATTGGGCTTAATCTGTCGAACTCGATCCACATTTTTAATTCGCTAGCCGTGATGGTTTGCGTTAATTCGTGAACCGTTCTGCCCAGACGAAGCGCAAGTGTCATCAGGAAGAAAGTGCCGGG